AAAGGATCGAATTTTGATCCAAATAAAAATATGTTTTACCCACAACAAAGATTTAAGTCGTGGAAGTTAAATCAAGAAACTATGTATTGGGAGGCACCATCCCCCAAACCAGAACCAGTTTTGGAAAATGGTAAGATTGTAAAATCTTGGGCATGGGACGAAGATAAGTTAGAATGGGTTGAAGATACATTTTGCCCAAACTGCTCATGAATTTCATACAAGAATATCCAGATAGCATTTCAAACGAAGATTGTATACGACTAATAACTCTATTTGAAACTAGTGTAGATCTACAAAATCCTGGATATACAACTTTAGGATATAGACCAGAAAACAAAAAAGACACAGAAATAATGGTAGATAATACATTATTTTCTGAAAGAGAAGATTGGAGAATTGCATTTGCACCAGTATTAGATTCTCTCAGCAGTAATGTAGACAAATACAAAAATAAGTATGAGGTTCTGGATGGTTTGGATCAGTGGGCAATGGAACCCCCAGCTATAAACTTTCAACGCTTTTTACCAGGAGAAGGATATAAAGCATGGCACTGCGAAACTCCAGATAAAATCTCATCAAAAAGAGTTTTGGTTTGGATGCTATACTTAAATACCGTAACTGATGCTGGAGGAACAGAATTTTATAGACAAGACTATACATGTAAGTCTCAGTCTGGTAAAATGGTAATATGGCCACCTTACTGGACACACTTCCATAGGTCACAAGTAAGTCCCACTCAAGTAAAGTATATTATGACTGGTTGGTTTTCTTATGTATAAGTATTTTTGGTATGAGACTAGATTACCCGAAAGTATTTGCAATCAAATTTCAAATGAATTAAAACTAGCAGAAGGTAGTCTCCAAACTGCTAGTGTAATCGGTGACGAGACATCTCACATAAGAAATAGTAAAAATCTTTGGGTTCCAGATTCTCACTGGATAAATGGATTCTGCAGTCATTATGTAAATATGTCCAATAGGGAAGTATTTCAATATGACATTTTCCCTGGATTTGATAATCACAAAATACAATATTCTGTATATGGAACTGGATGTTATTACAGTTGGCATACAGATTATTTTTTTGAAAATGACTCATGCAGAAAATTGTCATTTTCCTTGCAGTTGAGTGACTATGATGATTACAAAGGTGGTGATCTTCAAATTATTGACGATGAAGGTAGGTTATATGTAACTCCAAAGACTAGAGGATCTATTGTAATCTTCGATAGCCGCTTAAGACATAGGGTTAGAAAGGTAACTGAGGGAGAAAGAAGATCTCTGGTTGGATGGATTATGGGACCAAGATGGAAATGAAATCTTTTCTTATAAAAAATTTAATAGACGTTTCTCAATTTAAAAATGAGGGAGAGACTCTAAAAGAAACTTACAAGATGTTGCCAACTGGCATTCAATTAGCATATAAAAAATCCAGAGGAAAGTTTCATTTAGACTCAACAGAAACTCCAACTCAAGTAAAAAATTCTATATGCGTCTATAACAATCCAATCTACTATGATATACACTACTCAATAAAAAATATTTTAAGTGACAAGTTGGGATTGAGATTGTATCCAACCTATTACTTTGAAAGAGTTTATTTAAGTGGTCAAGATTTAAAAAAACACGTAGATAGACCCTCATGTGAAATTAGTGTTTCCATGAACATATCTTCAAATATCGACTATGATTGGGAAATACATTTTGATCATGGAGATAAAATTGAGAGTTACTCATGTTCTCCTGGAGATGCGGTAATATATGATGGCGTCAAAATTCCACACTGGAGAGATCCGCTGAAGTGTAATGAGAACCAATATTTCCATCAAATATTTTTTCATTATGTAAATGCCGATGGACCGTATGCCCATTTTGCCTTTGATAGAGTATGAAAATTATTAGGAACGCACTTGAAGAAAATTCTCTAGTAAAAATTCAATTATATTTGAGAGATAATATTGGAGCATTTATGTGGTCCAGTAGTGAAATGCTGTGGAGTAAAGGATTGAAGGTTGGAGTAGTTGGTTCATGCCTATCTACGGAAATGCCATTGGAACTAAGAGATATTGTTAACCCACAACTACAAAAGATCTTACCCCCCTGCGATGAATTGGTATGCAATTTTCATTTGTGGCAAAGAGGATCTGGAATAGCAGCTCACACAGATTCGGATTACAAGTTTGGTGCTACTTTATACCTAAATGATGAATGGGATGTAAATTATGGTGGGATTTTTATTTGGCAACCAAAAGAGGAATCTGAAATGAAAGCCATGATCCCAGAAAGAAATACATTAGTTTTAAATGACCAATCTGAAGTGCATCTGGTAACTCCGATTGCATCAGACTGCCCAATGTATCGGGCAACCGTACAAATTTGGGGGAAGTAATATACAATAAATAAATCAGTTATTATTTTAAACTATGACTACAGAAGAAATGGTGAAGGATTTCACTGAACAACTCAAAGAACAGAAAGCAACGATCGTTGAGCTTGAGTCTGCACTGACAAACAGGAAGAATCAAGTTCTTCGCCTTGAAGGTGCTATTGAAGCGCTGAACATGACACTTAAGCAAGCAGAAACAGATGCCGAAGTCGAGTGAAGCTAGAAAACTAGAACACGCTGATTCTAAACTCAATCCTATTTTATTTGATGGGACATTGGAGACTCTTCCATATAGATCTGGAGATTCCTATGATGGAAGAGAAGTCCTTTCGATTGGAATAACATCAACTCTGTATGGGAATCAATATCACCTAATAGTTGCTGGTGATGATACTCACGCAAAAACCAGATTTGTCTTTGATAAAAAGCATGATCTAGTTTTTACAAAACCCTTAGAGAAAATGTCTCCGAGAAATCTAAGAGAACTTAATGTTCCCAATTTAGATACCTAATTAAAAGTCCTCTGTATAAATACAACAGAGGACTTTTTTGTGCTTACCGAATGAAGAGGGTAGTAGTCAAGGTAACCAATAATTCTGATCTAGAAGTTGCAAAGGACTCTATCCTAGATCAAGTAAGTTATTTGGTATTTGCAGAAAAATTTAGGAGTTTCAACGTTTTAACGTTTGATGTTCCAGAAGATAACGAAGAAACTGCACTGGCAGATATTCGTGCATTGGGGCATAAAGTAACTTGGGATCTTGAAGTAACTTGCGATCCAGTTGAAGTGGGAGCGTCCGCTGCAATTGTAGAACACGCAGAGGAAGAAGTTACGGGTAGTGCGAGTTACGGAACTAGAAATATTACTACTACTGGCAGTGGAACTATCTACGTCAAAGTATTCAATGTAGGTGGTCAGAACTTATTCCACTTCTCAACCAGCCAAGGCGGAACGTACTATACATATTTCACCCAAAGTGGATACTTACAGGGTGGAACATACACGTTTGACACTTCGGACGTATCCAATGCTGGGCACCCATTTCGATTCTCAGAAACTCCAGATGGAACCTGGACAAGTGGCGGAACAGAATATAACACAACCGTCACCGTAAATGGAACGCCAGGACAGGCTGGATCATACACAAGAATTACCTTTACCTCTGCAACTCCATCCGTCCTCTTCTATTATTGTACTGCCCATACAGGTATGGGTAGATTTGCACAACAACCAGATCGTTATGGTACAATCAACCTCCATGACTTCTGGCACCTTGATAGAATTACAAAGTCGGATCGTTCATACCTCAATAGACAATTCAGCTACACTCAAACTGGTGATGGTGTAGATATCTATGTCATCGACTCTGGTGTCCGTGGTGCTAGCAGACCGACTGGAACTAACGCAGCACTGCACCCAGAACTCTACGATCCAGATTTCACAACAGATCTTAATGGTCTATCGGAACAGCAAAACTATAGAGTATATCAACTACCCCATTATGCTGGTGCATATGGTAGCAATAATGAAGATGACAATGGTCACGGAACTTTCTGTGCAGTATGAGCAGCAGTAAGAACTGCTGGTGTATCCAGAAAATCTAGAATCTATGCACTGAAAACATTTAACAGTTCTCTGTCTGCCAGCTACTCTGGAATCCTTGCTGCATATCAAGCCGTTATTGATCATAATGATCCTGCTAGTGGAAACTATAAGGGAGATGATAGACCAGCAATTATCAACGCATCGTTCGGTGCCACAATTCCAAGTGGAGCATATCCATACATCGAACTGAATGATCCTGGAACTGACCTTGGAACAGAAGTAGAAATCCTCGATGAAATCGAAAAGACAGTAACCGATACCTATAATATTGTTCTTGCAAGATCAGCTGGTAATGGATTCACCGATGCTGCAGATAATTTTGCTGGACCTCTGCAAGGTAAGTATCTGGCAGGTACTAGAACTGCTGGATACAGCGATCCAGTATTTAATGCTGTAGATCCAGACCAGAACAAGATTTCGGTTGGTGCAACCGAGTACAATGACCGTTGGGCATACTTCTCTAACTATGGTGGTGGAGTTACTACAACCGCACCAGGAACTAGAGTCCTTTCCCCCAAGTATGATTGGACTGCTAATACTACATATACCTCAACTGGCAACTACACATTAATCGATGGTACATCTTTCTCCTGTCCCATTGTAGTTGGTATTCTTGCGTCTTGGGCATCTGCAAACGCATATACGAGACTTACACCAAACCTCCCACAAACAGCAAAAAATTTCTGTAGGGGTGATGGTTCTGACTTCCTTGCAAATGGTTCTGGAACAAACCAGTATCCAATCAACAGCCTAATTGAGAAGACACTTCCAACTGATCCATTCACAGTAAGCAATGGATCTAGTGATCTGGTCATTAGTTTCTTACCAGCCGATTCTGGATATTTTATTGGTAATGTTGGTGAGAAAGTCCAACTCAGACCAGCAGCAGGAACTACGGTTGGTGGTGTTAGTTTGAATACTGAGAGTTCTTCTTGGTTGACTATCTCTGCAGAGAACGCTGGTAGTAACACAATTACGGTTACTATGGCGTCGTCTGGAACATCCACCCAGTCTAATGCTGGTGGTTCTGGACATTACTTAGCAGTCCTCAAAGACACTCACGAACTCACTGATGGTCCAGAATTCGCTGGAGTTCAACTCTACACCCAAACAGATGCACAAGAATCTGGTGGTGGAAGTACAGCAATCGAAAATATTCCAGTCGATCCTGGTGTAGATTTCAACCTCTCTTCCCTCGGAACAACAAATAGAGGTGCGGTATATCCTTATGTTGACAGTATCGTAACCTGGGCTAACTCTGTTGGCGCTCTGTCTGGAAGTCCATATGCAGACGGTTCAACTGTAAACATTAACATTGGTTTAAGTTCTCTTACTACTTGGGCATCTGAACCAATTACAATTCAAGGATATACTCTAACTGGTGATAGTCTTTCTGGCACTGGACTGAGTTTTGATACGAATACTGGTGTACTCTCTGGTACAACTACATCGATTTATCTGGATGTAAGTAAAAATATTACAGTTACAGAATCCACTTCTGGACAATCCCAATCATATTCATTCACTCTGACTGGTACTGGAGTTGGCATCAATATCACTCAACAACCAAGCACAACTCAGGTTGAGGCTGGTGGTGGAGTCAATGCAACATTTACCGTTGCTGGTACTGCCGATGATGCTTCTACAGTAACATTCCAATGGGAATACTCTACTGACGGTGGATCTAACTGGACAACAATCTCCAGTCTCGCTGGTCATAGCGGAGAAACAACGGATACTTTAACTGTTGATGATGACTATACATTCAATAACTATCAGTATCGTTGCGTTCTCGATAGTGCAACTGCGGTAAATCCAGCAACTTCAAATGCAGCAACTTTACTGGTTTATCGTGTAATTACCATTGGAACCCAACCAACAAATCAAACTCCAGTAGCTCCTGCAACAGCAACATTCGCGGTCACTGCATCTACCGCCGATGCTGCTACAATCACCTATCAGTGGGAAAAATCTGAGGACGATGTGACCTTCACTCCAATTGGAGGTGCAACGTCAGCATCTTATACCACAGGAGCAACAAGTTACGATGCCGACTATGGTGATTACTATCGTTGTGTATGCTCTGCAGTTGGATCTGCCTTGGATGCAACTTCCAACTCTGCTAGATTGCTCCTAACCAGAACAATCAATATTACTTCCCAACCAGCTAACGTTACGGGAGCAGTTGGGGGAACGGTTCAGTTTAGTGTAGTTGCAGATACATCCGATAATGATGCTGCCGACATTACATACCAGTGGCAGTTCTCCATTGATGGTGGATCAAATTGGTCCAATGTTGTAGGTGGAAGTGGAGCAACAACAGCAACATATACTACAGCAACTCTCGATGGTTCTTATGATGAGCAAAAGTACCGTTGCGTTCTGTCTGCTGCAGCAGCTACACCAGTCAACTCTGGTGCAGCGACTCTACAAGTTGAGACCGTAACAGTTGTAGTAAATCAGCAACCAACAAACCAAACGGTTAACGAAAATGCTACTGCCACCTTTACTTGTCTTGGTGGAATCAGCATGGGTCAGATTGGTGCCAACGCTGCATCATCTTCCTTTGATGTAGATAGTTTCACAACTCCAAGTGGAGGAGGTGGTAACCAGATTGTCCTACAATCTCAACATGAACCATCGGTAACTTATCAATGGCAAAAGTCTGATGATGGTGGAAGTAACTGGGGAGACATTGGTGGAGCAACTTCTTCTTCCTATACCACACCAACTTTAACATATGCAAGTGATAATAGTGATTTGTATCGCTGTAAAATTGATGCACAAGGAGCTGCATCTCCAGCATATACTAACAGTGCAACTCTGACTGTACTTAGAACATTTACTATTACTGCACAACCAGCAAACCAAACTGGTAATGAGACTGGAACATCAACATTCAGCGTAACTGTTTCTGCTAGTAGTGGAGCACCTTCATACCAGTGGCAGAGATCTGATGATGGTGGCGCAAACTACAGTAATGTATCTGGTGCAACAAACGCATCATATACAACACCACCCCTCATTTATGCAGACGATAATGATGATCGCTATCGTTGTGTAATTGATCTTGTAGGATCTGCTGGATCCCAAACAAGTTCCTTTGCTCTCCTAACTGTTCTTAGAGTCATTACGATCACTCAGCAACCACAAAGCGTTGCAGTTATCGAAGGTAACACTGCCACATTCTCAGTAACAGCAGGCATCACTAGTAATGCAATTTCGTACCAGTGGCAAATCTCCACTAACAGTGGAGTAAGTTGGGCAAACATCAATGGTGCAAACTCTTCGAGTTACACCACACCAGCAACTAGTTATCCAACATCCCCATCTGAGCAATTTAGATGTGTCCTAACTAATACAGCAGCAACTACGGTTGTTACTAACACAGTAACACTAACCGTAAATGAAGCTGAATTTGTAGATGCACCAACAACCGTAACAGTAACTATTGACCCAGATACACTAAAGACCTACAGCAGAAGACCAGTAATCACATGCTCTAGTTTCGTATCCCAATATACTGGATCCACTCACTTCTCTACCTTCTGGAGAATTAGAAGAGTGGCAGATAACGTTACTGTATATGATACCACAACATATTTCGCAAATGGAGACACGGGTAATCTGACATCATTTACTCCTGATGTTGGGGTTCTCTCTTTTGATACTAACTATAATGTACAGGTGAAATTTAGGGACAACAATGGACTGGAAAGTTCCTACACCACGAATGTAGTCTTTACAACTCCATTCGTCGATCAACCAGTTCTCCAAACAATTACACCAGCGTTCAATCCAACAGTTGACACTGATCCCGCAGAAGTCAAAGCTGGTTATGTGCATACGTCAAGTGACTGGCAGTTTGCAACTACTAGTGCTTTCAGCACAATCGTTCACCAGTCTCTTGGTAACACTGCAAACAAGATTCAGTATATTTTACCACAAGACGTATCTCTTGATCCAAACACACTTTACTATGTCCGCATCAGGTTCAACGTAAATCCACTCTAATCATGGCACAACCAACAACAAGACAAGAACTCATCGACTACGCTTTGCGTCAGCTCGGTGCTCCAGTATTAGAAATTAACGTCGATGATGATCAGATCTCTGATTTAGTGGATGATGCCATCCAATATTATAATGAGCGTCATATGGATGGTTACATTAGAACCTTCCTCAAAGTTCCATTCAGTCAAGTAGTCATTGATAGAATGACCACCGATACTGACACTACAGTTACTAATGCTACAAGTGGAAACGATAGTATCACGTACAAGACGCAGAACAATTATATCAAGTTGCCAGATTATATTACTGGTGTAATCAAAGTATTTGATTTTGTTTCCAAGAACACAACAAATCTGTTCGACGTTCGCTATCAGTGGAGACTGAATGATCTCTGGGACCTGACTAATA